ATTACTAACGTGATGGCTCAGACAATTCAAGCCTCGGATAACGGCCCTGATATTGCATATTATCTCGGCACAAACCCCAAGGAAGCTGACCGCATTTCTCGACTTGAGCCGTTCTTGCAGGCTAAAGAAATAGGAAGATTGGAAGCGAAGGTTGCTTCTGAACCCGTTACAAAACGTACATCCAGCGCACCTGCGCCGATTTCACCTGTTACCGCTCGCGGAGGTCACTCCAGCGGTTTTGATACCACAGACCCAAGGTCAATAAAAACCATGACCACAAGCCAGTGGATTGAAGCTGAAAGAGCAAGACAGGTGAAAAAGCAGGAAGCTAGGAACCGCTAACTACTTTAAGGAGTTTTTTCATGGCTAATAGCCTGCTTACCATCGATATGATTACTCGGAAGTGCCTCGAAATTCTTGAGAACAACCTTGTCATTTCGCGCAATTGCAATAAAGAGTATGACGATAGCTTCGCTGTTGAAGGTGCCAAGATCGGTTCGACCCTGCGGATTCGTCTGCCGGATCGTGCCTTGGTGACTGACGGCGCTGCCCTGCAAGTTCAGGACGACAACGAGCAATACACCACGCTGACGGTTTCTAGCCAGAAGCACATCGGCATCAACTTCACCAGCGCCGAACTGACCATGCAGTTGGATGACTTTGCGGAACGTGTTCTGAAGCCGCGTATCAGCCAATTGGCGTCAAGTGTGGATGCTGACGTTGCCAACGCCTACAAGTCTATTTTCAACACCGTAGGCACTCCCGGCACCACGCCCGCCACCGCGCTGGTTCTGCTGCAAGCGCAACAGAAGCTGAACGAATCGGCTACGCCTATGTCGCCGAGATACGCAACCGTAAACCCTGCCGCTAACGCTGGCCTGGTAAACGGCTTGAGTGGTTTCTTCAACCCGGCAGGCACGATTTCTCGCCAGTTCAAGACCGGCATGATGGGTGAGGGTGTTCTCGGCTACGACGAAATGAACATGTCGCAGTCGATTGTTAACCACACTACGGGCAGCCGAGCGGGGACCATTCTGGTGAACGGTGCGGTTAGCACGCAAGGGCAAGCCACTATCAGCATTGACGGCCTTACTGGTGCTACTGACACAGTGACTGCGGGTGATGTGTTTACTATTGCTGGCGTGTATGCGGTTAACCCGCAGACCCGTCTTAGCACTGGTAGCCTGCAACAGTTCGTTGTGACTGCAGCGCAAACGGGCGCTAGTAATGCTTTGGCAAACATGGCTATTTCGCCGCCCATGTACACGGCCAGCAACGCGTTGGCAACCATTGACGCGTTCCCCGCTGACAACGCTGCGGTGACGTTCGTGGGAACCGCGTCTACCGTGTATCCGCAAAACTTGGTGTATCACAAGAATGCGATCACGTTGGCCACGGCTGACCTCTTGCTTCCGCAAGGTGTCGATATGGCTTCGCGTCAAGTGCATAACGGTATCTCGATGCGTATCGTGCGTCAGTACGATATTAACAACGACCGTATGCCTTGCCGTGTCGATGTGCTGTATGGTTTCAACACCATTCGCCCGCCGATGGCTTGCCGTATTTTTGGTTAATTTAAACTTTTAGGAGACACAATCATGGCATTAGCTTCAGTTGGTGGTGGCTATCAGAACACTGATGGCAATCAAAGTGAACAAACAATTGGCACCCAAGCAGCGCCGCAAACGGCAACTGCAACCGCTACGTTGACTGTTGCTCAAGTTACCGGAGGTCTTTTGGTGGGCAACCCGTCTACTACGGCGGCGTCCTACACTTTGCCTACGGCGACTTTAATTGACGCAACGATGACCAACATGAAAGTCAACAGCACGTTTTCGCTGCGGATTATCAATCTTGGCACCAGTACGGGCCTCATTACGGTAGTTGTTGGCACCGGCATTACTGCGGTAGGCAACCTTGTTGTTGCTATTACTGGCAGTGCGGCAGGTGTTAGCGGCGCGGGTGAGTTTCTGTTCCGCAAGACTGGCGACGCAGCGTACACCGTTTATCGCGTAGCTTAGTAACAACACCTCGCGGTGTAACAGCCGCGAGGTGGTTTTTAAGGATTAAAATATGGTCATCTACCTACGACACCCGATACACGGCAACAAGGTTGCTATTGCAGATGCCGAAGCTGACGCTGACGAAAAAAATGGCTGGGAGCGTTACGAACTTGGCGCGTTGTTGACGCCGGTAAACGAACTGGCTAAACCTCGCGGCAGGCCGCGTAAGGAGCTTGAAGAATGACCACAACGGCTGGCGATCAGATCAACGGGGCGTTACGGCTAATTGGTCAATTGGCCGAAGGTGAAACGCCATCGGCGGCAACGTCAGCCGATGCGCTGACCGCAATGAACCAGATGTTGGATAGCTGGTCGTCTGAACGTCTGTCTGTGTTCTCAACGCAAGACCAAGTATTTACTTGGCCTGCGTCTACCGCAACCCGAACGCTTGGGCCAACAGGCGATTTCGTGGGCAACCGACCCGTATTGGTGGACGACTCAACGTATTTTCGTGACCCGTCAAACAATATCAGTTTTGGCATCAAGCTAATAAACCAAGCGCAGTACAACGGCATCGCAGTAAAAACAGTGACCAGCACTTACCCGCAGGTCTTGTTTGTAAACATGACGATGCCAAATATAGAGATGACAATCTATCCGGTGCCTACTAAGGCGTTGGATTGGCACATCATTAGCGTAAGCGAGCTAACAGAACCGGCTACATTGGCGACCACACTGGTGGTGCCGCCGGGCTATTTGCGAGCGTTTAGATTCAATCTAGCGTCTGAGATTGCGGCTGAGTTTGGTGTGGAGCCGCCGCCCCAAGTGCAACGGATTGCAATGAGCAGCAAGCGCAATGTTAAAAGGATCAATAACCCTGACGATGTGATGAGCCTGCCGTATAGCATTGTGGCAACGCGCCAACGGTTTAACGTCTACAGCGGCAACTACTAATTGAAAACCCCGATTTTAGGCGGTAGCTACGTAACCCGGTCAATCAACGCGGCAGACAACCGCATGGTTAACTTGTTCCCCGAAGCGATACCGGAAGGCAGCGGCGGGAAAGAGGCGGGCTTCTTGATGCGATGCCCCGGCCTGCGCTTGTTGGCAACGGTCGGCACCGGGCCTATTCGTGGGCTGTGGGTAACCAACGGCGTAGCCTATGTGGTGTCTGGCGATAAGTTCTACAGCCTAAGTACAAGCTACACGGCCACCCTAATCGGCACCGTGTCCGGCACCGGCCCGGTTAGCATGGCCGACAACGGCACGCAGATATTCATTGCTTGTAACCCGTTGAGTTACATCTACAACGTATCCACGTTGGTGTTCGCACAGATTACAGACGTTGACTTTCCCGGCGCCGGCTCGGTCGGCTACCTAGATGGTTACTTTGTATTTAACGAACCAGGCACGCAAAAGTTTTGGGTAACCAGCCTACTGGACGGAACGTCAGTGGATCCGTTGGACTTTGCCAGCGCGGAAGGTTACCCCGACGATGTGGTGGCCTTGATCGTAGACCACCGCGAAATATTCTTGTTTGGCAACACCAGCGTTGAGGTTTGGTATAACGCCGGAACGCCGGACTTTCCGCTGGCTAGGATTCAAGGCGCGTTCATGGAGGTGGGTTGCGAGGCTGCGTATTCGGTAGCCAAGCTGGACAACAGCGTGTTCTGGTTGGGGTCAGATGCTCGCGGTCGGGGGATAGTCTACCGGGCCAACGGTTACACGCCAGCGCGAATCTCGACCAATGCTGTTGAATACGCCATCCAAAGCTACGGCAACATCACCGACGCCATCGGCTATACCTACCAGCAGGACGGGCACCCGTTCTATGTGTTGATCTTTCCGTCTGCCGAAGCTACATGGGTCTATGACGTGTCCACTCAGTTGTGGCACGAACGCGCCGCTTTTGACAACGGGCATTTTGTTAGGCACCGCAGCAATTGCCAAATGTCGTATAACGACGAGATTGTGGTTGGCGACTACGAGGACGGGCGTGTCTATGCCTTTGATCTTGATGTTTACGCCGATGACGACCAGACGCAAAAGTGGCTGCGGGCGTGGCGCGCATTACCTGCGGGTCAGAACAACCTCAAGCGCAGCGCACACCACAGCCTACAGCTTGACGCTGAAACGGGCGTTGGGCTTGCTGAATACCCTAGTTACGATGCCGAAAAGTTACTAACCGAAGCAGGGCTGTACCTTACAACGGAAGCTGGCGACTATCTAACCACAAGCGCGTATCTTGC